TTGGAACGTCTCAGGTACAATTGCAGTAACAACTTCATAATTCATAACTAACAAAGGGGCAGAACATGGCAAAGCTAAAGGTTACAAGGGCAGACGGTGCAATTCAGGAGTTTGAAATAACTCCGGTCATCGAGTACGCCTTCGAGCAGTTTGCTAAGAAAGGTTTCCACAAAGCCTTGATTGAGGATCAGAAACAGTCCGACGTCTACTGGCTTTGCTGGGAGGCTATCCGTCGCTCAGGGGAAACCGTTAAGCCATTCGGCGAGGCATTCCTTGAGACCATTAAAGGGGTCGAGGTCTTAGAGTCTGACCCTTTAGGCTAGATCGGAACTCCGTCACCTACACAGCCGCGAGGTTATCGTACGAGTACGGAGTTCCGTTCGAGTCAATAGTGAACCTTAGCCCTATGGCGTTTAAGGCTCACATCCAAGTATTAAACGATCTAGCGAAGGAGCGAGAGAATGCCAGTAGACGCAAAGGGCGTTCTTGAGCTTCGCAGAGCAATTAGGCAAATCGCTCCAGATGTTGCCAAGGAAAGCCAGAAGGAAATCTCTAGCCTTCTACGCGTGATTACCAATAGGGCTAAGGGTTTCGTACCTAGTGAAGCCCCTCTGTCTGGCTGGGGTATCTCTCGCGGAGTATGGGCTAACCGTACCTATGACGCTGGAGTTATTAAACGCGGTATTAGTTTCTCTGCTGCACCTTCTAAACCTAATAAGCGAGGCTTTAGATCACTCGCCACTATCTACAATAAGAGCGCGGCGGGTGCAATCTATGAGACTGCAGGGCGTAAGAGTCCTAACGGTCAACCTTCTCAGGCTTCAACTAAGGGTAAGTACAGCTCTTATGTAGATACATCAAGTCAAGTTAATAAGTCTGCTAACCCTAAAGCGGGTAAGCAATTCATCGACGCTCTTCCACCGCTTTATAAAGTCCAACGACGCGAGGGACAAGGCGGACGCGTAAGCCGCAAGATGAACGGACGCCTTATCTTTAGAGCATGGGGCGAAGATCAGGGCAAGGTTAACGCGCAGGTTCTCAAAGCCATTGAGAGGTCAGTCGATAAGGTTCTAGTTATTACTAAGGGCAAGTCCCAGATTGACGTGAGGGGTCGCTAATGGCGAGCACAGATCTAGCAGTAAGAATTGCCACTATCTTCGATTCTTCTGGTCTAAAGAAAGCAGACAAGAGTCTCGGCGGGTTTGATAAGGGTCTTAAAAAATTAGCCCAGACACTAGGGACTGCTCTTTCAGTTTCGACCGTTGTCGCATTCGGTAAGGCATCGGTCAAGGCATTCGCAGAAGAGCAGAAGAGCGCGGCTTTACTTGCCAACACCATGAAGAACCTTGGCGTAGCCTTTGCGGTTCCCCAGATGGAAACCTTCATCTCCCAGCTATCCGAGTCAGCAGCGGTCGCAGACGATGTTCTGCGTCCTGCCATGCAGAAGTTACTCTCCCAGACTGGTGACTATTTTAAATCTCAGGAAATCTTAACTCAAGCTATCGAGGTCTCTCGTGGCTCCGGCGTAGAACTCTCCACAGTTGTACAGGATCTTGCTAACGCCTATGTAGGAAATACTAAGGGGCTCAAGAAGTACAACCTCGGTTTAACTCAGGCAGAACTCAAGACCATGAGCTTCACCGATGTACAGAAGAAGTTCAATGACCAGTTCCAAGGATCTAACGCCGCCTACCTAAAGACCTACGCGGGTCAGATGGAAGTCTTAAAGACTGCAGCAGGCGAAGCGCAGGAGGCTATCGGTAAGGGTCTAGTCGATGGTCTTATGGCTATCTCTGGCGATACCAGCGTCCAAGATTTAGCAGACTCTATGAAAGAGTTAGCAGACTTTACCTCCGATGCTATCTATGGACTCGGTTCACTTATTGGTCAATTTAATAATTTAAAGAATGCTGCTCCATCTTGGCTTACTAGCCTTGGCGGTTTAGCGACTAAGGTCGCACCTGGTGGCGCTCTCTTGGATGGCATCAAGAGACTTTCAGCCTATGGCGAGAAGAAGCGTAACCAAACTCTGCAGAACCCTAGCGTCCAGATGTTCATGACTGACCAAGCTAATCAGCGCCTTAACAATGAGAAGCTAAAGGTCGAGAAGAAGATTCTCGACACTACAAAGAAGCGCGCAGCAGAAGACAAAAAGGCAGCAGCAGCTAAGAAGCAGAGCGCCCTATTTGACCTTGAGAAGATTGGACTCGTCGCAGCCTTGCAGGGCAAGATTAGCGAGGAGGAGAAGCTACGCCTTAACCTCCAGCTCGCCCTACTTACAGGTAATGACGATTTAGCCAAGAAACTATCAGCAGAGTTAGCCAACTCAATTGACAAGACAGGCAAGCTCGCTAAGGATCTAACTACCCTGCCAGACGCTAAGAACCCTTTCTCGGCTTGGTCTGCGTTCCTCGATGAGGTTATTGCTAAGGCTAAGTTCGCAGCCTCTATCGGTGGCAACGGTTCAGCAGCTCGCGGTGAATCATTTGCGACACTCACCCCTACAGTCCAGAGCCTCGTCTCAGGCGGTGGTGGTGGAACAGGTTCAACCTCAGCAGGAGATGTTTACATCACTGTGAATGGGTCAGTCCTATCAGAGCAGGATCTAGTTCTTGCAGTCCAGAACGGTTTGAACTATAACTCCCTCGCAGGTAAGAAGTCCGACATCGGTCGCATCGCTGGGATGTTTGGCTAATGGCATTACCAGCCCAGATAGCCGTCTCGTTCGACTTCTCAAGCGGTGCAACATTCGGTACAGGTTTCGTTATCGGCGATGCTAAATACGGCGTCTTCGGAGTCTCTCGCCTTGGTGAGTCCGACGTTATTCTGCCTACGGTTGACCTAACACCCGACGTGTATCAGATTGCTATCCGCCGTGGTCGCTCTATCCAGCGTGACCAGTACGAGGCTGGAACGGCTACTGTACGCGTCTTAGACCCTCTCTCATACTTTAACCCTCAGAACACCTCAAGCCCTTACTACGGCTACCTAAGCCCTCTACGCAAGGTGCGTATCTCTGCCACTACTGGAGACGATCAGCATTTTCTATTTTCAGGATATGTCACCGATTATAAGTACACTTACCCGCAAGGGCAGGAGACAGGTTACGTCGATCTAGTCTGCTCAGATGGTTTTCGACTGTTCCAGATGGCTAACATACAGACCGTCGCAGACTCAGGCGCAGGGCAGGACACCGGCACTCGTATCGGTAAGATTCTCGACCAAGTTTCCTTCCCTACCTCGATGAGAACCGTAGCTACAGGGCTCAACACCTGCGTGGCTGACCCTGCTACCGCTCGAACATCCCTTGAAGCCTTGAAGAACGCAGAGTTCTCGGAAACTGGCGCCTTCTATATGGACGGCTCAGGCACGGCTATATTTAAGAACCGTACAGAAGTCATGTCATCTCTTGCAGCTAGTCCTATTGAGTTTGACCAAACTACTGGCATTCCATATAAGAATCTTAAATACTCATTCGATGACAAGCTCATCATTAACCAAGCGACCTTCACCCGCGTAGGCGGTACGGCGCAGACAGTCAGCGATACTTCATCGGTTAATAAGTACTTCCCGCATGGCATCACGCAGGATAACCTCGTAGCCCAGACCGATACCATCGTCCTAGATATCGCCAAGGAATACGTCGCAACTCGTAAGGAAACTACTATCCGTATCGACGAGATGGTGGTAGACCTGCTCGATACCTCAGTCCCAACCGATACCATGATTGGTCTCGATTACTTCGATAATCTGAAAATTACTAACGTCCAGCCCGACGGCTCGACTATTGTAAAGACCCTCCAATGCCAAGGCATCGCGTGGGATATAACACCAAATAAGATGATGGCAACAATAACAACCCTTGAACCGATAGCGGAAGGCTTCATCGTTGGAAGCTCGACTTACGGTATAATTGGGCAATCTGTATTAGGATACTAGGAGAAAATAATGGCAGCAGGAGCAGGTTTTATCGAGTTCTCGACAGGTGACATCCTCACAGCGTCGGCGGCTAACTCTTACCTAGCGTCACAGGTAGTCATGGTATTTGCAGACGCAGCAGCGCGTACCTCTGCTATCGCATCGCCACAAGAGGGCATGATCTCATACCTCAAAGACACCAACTCGACAGAGTATTACTCAGGCTCGGCTTGGGCTGCAATCGGTGGAGGTGGCTCTTCTGGTGGTCTTACTCTTATCCAAGAGACTACCGCAAGCGCGTTAAGCAGCCTTTCGTTTTCCTCAATTTCAGGCAGCTACAAACAACTTTATTTAGTGTGGTCAGGTATCCGCCACTCTTCAACAGGAAGCCAGTTCGGAATTAGATTTAACAATAATTCCTCATCGGTTTATCTATTAAACGGCTTCCAAGGTCAAGGCAGTTCTTTTAACGTCAATGGAACAAACCAAACTCACCTTGGTGGAATTGGTGTAGACGCTATCTACGGCTTCGGAGAATCTACAAACGAGCCAAGCGGCTTCCAGACAGATTGTAATGGTCAGCTAGTTATTGACAACTACTCCTCGTCCACAAAGACAAAGAATGTAAAGTGGAACACAGGTTACTTTGACAACTCAGCAGGACGCTATAACAGCGTAAATAGCACCTCTATCTTTAATAGCACTACGGCTATTACTTCGATTGATATCGTGCGCCTGACAGGTTCAGCCACATTCACAAATCAGAACAACTCATCTATTCGACTATACGGAGTGAACTAATGAAGCAAATTATTAACTGCGAAACAGGCGAAGTCACAGAGCGTGAGCTTAACGAGCAAGAATTAGAACAGGCTGAAATTGACGCAGCAGCAAGCGCAGAGGAAGCGACTCACGCAGCTCTCAAGGCTGAGGCTAAGGCTGGACTCTTGGCTCGTCTAGGCATCACAGCAGAAGAGGCAGAGCTTCTCCTAGCATGAAGCCAATCCTATGCAAGGCAGGGCAACAGCTAAGGGAGCAATTCGATGACACGTTCCCAGATAGAGATCGTCGCTCCGATGGCTGGCTCGGTGACTCACGTCATTCATCGCGTCCTAGTGATCACAACCCTGCTCCAGATACGGCAATCGTTCGCGCCCTCGATGTCGATAGAGATGTCCATAAGGGCGGAAAGCCCGACCTCATGCCCGATGTTGCTAATCAGATTCGACTCGCTGCCAAGGCAGGAGATAAGCGCATCGCCTACGTCATCTTCAATGGTCGCATCGCATCGTCTCGCATGGGCTGGCGTTGGCGCGTGTATCGTGGATCTAATCCGCATCGCGCACATTGCCATATCTCTTTCACTAAAAAGGGCGATACAGATGGCTCGTTCTTTAATATCCCATTACTAGGAGGAACACTATGAACATGAAGAACCCTATCGTTATGAGCATCGGTGCATTCCTTGCAGTCTGGGGAACTACGTCAAACTTTGCTCTTGATTACCGTTCGATCCTCGGCGCAGTTGTCGCGGGCGTATTTGGCTATGCCACCCCTAAGCGATGACTCCACAGGACTGGGCTGCGATTGTAGCCATATGCGCGACGGTACTGACTGGAACTGCTGCTCTCCTGCGGTTCGTAATATTGCACTACCTAGCGGAACTCAAGCCTAATTCGGGCTCGTCAATGAACGACCGCTTAGTGCGTGTCGAAGCTATGTTGGAGTTACTACTTAAGGGAAAATAAAGTCATGGCGCGTAAGAAGTCAATCGACCTAGATACCTATAACGCTTTAGACGCTTGGGCTATATCTCTGCAGGAGATGTATAAAGCCCTACGCCGAGCAGGTTTCGCGGTGGATCTATGTCTTGCAATCATAACTGACCCTCAGGCGTACCCTGACTGGATACTCCCTGAGCTCCCTAACAAAATCGACCCGATGCCATACGAGGACGATGAGGACTAATGAAGCGCATAGTTATTATCTCAGATTTACAGGTTCCCTATGAGGATGTCCATGTAGTCCAGAATATAGCTCGATTCTTAAAGACCTTTAAACCTGACCAGACAGTAACCATCGGCGATGAGATTGACTTTCAGACCATTAGCAAGTGGAGCGAGGGAACACCTCAAGCCTACGAGCAGACCCTAGCCGATGACCGAGACAGGTGCGTTGACCTTCTCTGGGAGTTAGGCGTTACAGACTGCATTCGCTCTAACCACACCGATCGCCTTTATCACACTATTATGAAGAAAGTCCCTAGTTTCCTATCCTTGCCTGAGCTGCGCTTCGAGAAGTTCATGAAGTTCGACGAGCTAGGCATCAAGTGGCACAAATCAGATATGAACATCGCCCCAAATTGGGTGGCAGTTCATGGAGACCACACCCCTATCAAGCCACAAGGGGGTCTCTCAGCCCTTGAGGGGGCTCGTAGACGCGGTAAGAACGTCATCTCAGGACATACTCACCGTGCGGGGCGCTCGTCCTTTACAGAGGCTTCAGGAGGGCGCGTAGGGCGTATCCTGCACGGCGTCGAGGTGGGGCATCTTATGGATACGACTAAGGCAAGCTACACCAAAGGCGTAATGAACTGGCAGCAAGCCTTCGCCATCATGTACGTCAAGGGCAAGAACGTCCAAGTCGACCTGATCTATATCGAAAAGGATGGCACGTTTACCGTGCAGGGCAAGGTCTATGGCAGAGCCCGCAATCGCTAACCCTTACTTTGAGGATGAAGACGTATCGGTCTGGTATTATTTACCCACGACAAAAGAGTGATCTGGCGTTGTCAGCCTTTGCCCCCTTTTTCGATTGAATCGGAAGGGGGCATTGTGCTTTCTAAATCGTTATCAAACCGTTACCAAAATATACTAGACACCAATCGCCGCTGAGGTAAAGTTATGCCCATGGACGAGATACGTTCATAAGAAAGGGCAAAATGACTACTTTACAGAGAGCAGAAGTTATTTTCTGTAATATTTGCGAGAAAGCTACATATTCCTCAGCCTTAGCTTGGCACTATCAAAACCCCTGCCGCGTTGTTTTGGCTGGAGGCGATTGCATGGAGTTTGAAGATGAGACTATCTTCTGCGATTGCGAGGTGGCATAATGTCTTGGTTTGCAATATTCGGAACGCTATTTACTGGCGTATTTTTAGGCTACATGCTAGGCAAAGACATCGGTTTCGACGAGGGTCGCATCGCTGGTATCGCTGAGGAGTATCAGGCAGGGCAGGGGCGATGAATGCCGGTGATTTCCTTACAGAAGCAAAAGCAACTATTCAAGATCGTGGATTCGACTATGGACACCCAACAGATAATATGTCCAGAACCGCACGACTACTTAGCGCATATCTCGAAGTGCCAATTGCTGACTATCAGGTCGCAGGTATCATGCTATTGGTCAAGCTGGCAAGGACAATGGAAAGTTCTAAGGTTGACACATACATCGACCTTTGCGGATATGCCGGAATAATGGGAACACTACACACACAGGAGAACGATTTATATGTTTAAGTGGGATGAATTAGAAGCGCTCAAAGAGGCAGCACTAGCCCGCGATGCGTTCCAAGAGGTACAGGTCTATCAGATCGAGCAGCTCCTACGCGAGCTTAAGTCTCTCAGCTGGCGAGTAAAGGAGATGTCAGAACGTGGCAATGTTTAACCTAGATGAGTACACCACAGTAGCCGATAGGATCAAAATCTTCTACGGCAAGTATCCAGAAGGTCGCATTCTCACTACCTTGGTTCATCATGACTCTACTCACATCATCTTTAAAGCTGAGCTTTATAAGAATATGGAGGACACTCGCCCATTCGTGACAGGATATGCGAAAGAGGTCATATCTGATCGTGGAGTCAATAGAGACTTTGCCCTTGAGAACTGTGAAACTTCCTCGATAGGCGTTGCTGCTAAGAATGCCAACATCGGGACAGAGAAGAACGCCATAAGCCGTGAAGAGGCTGCAAAGGTCAATAAGGTTAAAGAACGTGACGCCATGATTCAGGACACTAAAGCAAAGATGGCTAACACGGCTAAGGAATACACTCCTATTGCTAAAGAAGATGATCCATGGACTATCCGAGAAGCTGCACCAGTTAGCACCGTCGATGAAGCCGTTAACCTAGTCAAAGACATCATCGGGGGTACTACCGAGGGCGATATTCCTCATTGCTCAAAGTGTCATGACCATAAGCCTATGACATGGAAAACAGGCATAAGCGGTAAGACCAAGAAGCCTTGGGGCAACTTCTCATGTTTCGTCTGTAAAGATACGCTTTGGTATGAGATAAGCCCTAATGGGACATGGCAACCTCAAAAGAATAAGTGGTGATGATATGGGATCATTAGAGTTCATGAACCAAGACGGTGAATGGGAGAAGTTTCCTAGCGATGAGCAGATGATGGCACTTGCTGAGCTGACCAATGCAAGAACAGAGCCTCCTATTCATCCAGAAATGAAAACAGTATGCCACCTATGTAACGAGCCCTTCCCTATGGAAGAAATCGTAGTCACAGGCGGTAACCCTATCTCTGGCTATACTTGGAGCTGCCCTAAGTGTCATGCTATAACTAGTACTGGGAAGGCGTAGATCAGACTATGCCATCTCAACACCGTAAACACCGAGGTTTCAGGACGGAACGAGTAGTAGCTGAGTATCTCAGTCAATATTGGTCTGGAGCCACGGTAGGACGCGGTAACGGTAAGGACATAGTGAATATCCCTATGGACATAGAAGTAAAGGCGCGGACAGCCTTTCAGCCGTTGGAGTGGTTGCGCCAGAGTCGTAAGCGTACAGAGAAGAGCGGGGAACTTAACCTCGTTGTATGCCGTATGAATGGACAGGGTGAAGATGCGGCGGAGTATCTAGCTTTCTTGAAGTTCAGCGACTTGGTGCAACTACTTATCAAGGCAGGTTACACAGATTTCCAGAAAGACACGGTAAACTTAGAGCCTATCTACTGCACAAAGTGTGGAGCTCTGACTATCAAAGGATCTGTATGCCGAACATGCAAGGTAATTGCTAATGCCAATCTATGAGTTTCAATGCCAGAATGACCAATGCGAGTCTATGGCTATCTATGACCATAAGATCCCAATCACAGAACCAGCAGAGATGGATTGCGCCTTTTGTGGGGAACAGATGAAGAAGATTTACTTCGTACCTGCTGCCATATTCAAAGGTAATGGATTCTATTCTACGGATAACCGTTAGAGCGACACGCGCTCTGACCAGCACTTTTACTGAGATGCTTGGTGGATATGATAAACTTACAGAGTCTTTCGCTTCTTTCGTTAAAGGCTAATTCGCCTAAAGCGAATAGCTCGAGCCGCTTAAGCGGTGTAGCTCGAGCGGTAGCCGTGTTCGTTTCACTCTATATGGGTATAGGTCTATCTACAGAAGTAGATGCAGGTACTTCTCATAGCTTTACTTCTAAAGACTATATACGATCATTACTACCAAAAGATGAGGCATTATGTCTTATCAAGTTATATGGAAAAGAATCAGCATTTAATAGATTAGCAATAGGTAACCTAGAAGGTAAGACACAGACCTATGGCATACCTCAATTGAAGAATCCTCTAATTAAGGATATGAGTGCATATAATCAGATAGACTATGGGATGAAGTATATAGAGCATAGATACGGCACTAATGGAGCATGTAAGGCTTATGCTCATTGGCAGAAGAAGGGGTGGCACTAATGGTTAACACATGGATAGATTGCTCTATATGTAAGACCACTAGTGAGCATGCTGCTATGGCTGAATATAAGAAAGGTAGAAAGACTATCTACCTATGCTATAAATGTAATGAGGATTACGATGGCTAGTAAGAAGGGTGACCCACGTCTTAGCCGTAAGTATAAAGAGATCAGATTGAAGAAGCTCGCAGCAGACGGATGGGTATGCTTCTATTGTGGCTACGAGGGTAAGGACATGACCATCGACCACGTTGTCCCAGTAAGTAAAGCGCCTGAGTTGGCACTTGAAATTGGCAACATGGTAAGTGCGTGCAAGCCGTGTAACTCACGAAAGAATAAGAAGAGCCAAGGCGTTTTTTTAGAGTCTATGCGTACCCCCCTTGATTTTCCTGCCCGCCTCTCCCCAACACGGTCGGAAATAGTCCCAGATAGTCCCTTTACGACCCGACCAGTCCAAGGCTAACCCGATGCCAGCCGTACGCACCAAGCCACTCAGGGGGTCAATCAAACCAAGGCTCCAGTCGATACCTCTCAAGGGTAAGACCAAGCTCGATGACGTTAAGCAGCTATGCGAGATACTGCAGATGCCCCTACTACCGTGGCAGGAGTACGTCCTGAAGGACATGCTCTCAATAGACGGTAAAGGCAACTGGATCAGAAAGACTAACCTCCTGCTTATCGCTAGACAGAACGGCAAAACACACCTAGCCCGCATGCTTATCCTTGCCCACCTGATAAAGTGGGATAGTAAGAACATCCTGATTATGTCCTCGAACCGATCTATGGCTCTGGACACCTTCCGACAAGTAGCCTCAGCATTGGAGAATAATGACCACCTCAAAGGACTCGTTAAGCAGATTAGATATGCGAATGGAACTGAAAGCATTGAGATGCTCGATGGAACGAGACTTGATGTCGTTGCAGCTACTCGCGACGGTTCTAGAGGAAGAACGGCTGACTTTCTCTACATCGATGAATTACGTGAAGTCAATGAGGAGGGCTACCGCGCTGCGATACCAACAACGAGAGCTAGACCGAATTCTCAGACATTGCTTACGTCGAATGCAGGAGACGCATTCAGCCTTGTGCTTAATGGAATGCGAGAGCGAGCACTAGAAAACCCACCTAAGTCTTTCGGGTTCTATGAGTACTCAGCTCCCCAATATTGCAAGGTAACAGACCGCCACGGATGGGCTCAAGCGAACCCAGCCCTCAGCTATACGATCACGGAGGAAGCCCTTGAAGAAGCTGTTGCAACTAGCCCTATTGAAAACACCCGCACGGAGCTCTTATGTCAATGGATTGACTCTCTATCTTCTCCTTGGACTCATGGCTCTCTGGAAGATTGCTCTGACTCTGAGCTGGTCTTGTCAGCCGGTGCTTACACGGTATTCGCCTTTGATGTCAGTCCATCTCGTCGCAATGCGTCTCTGGTTATCGGGCAGATTCTCCCAGATGGTCGAATTGGAATTGGCGTTGCTCAAACATGGGAGAGTCAAGTCTCGGTAGATGAGTTAAAGATAGCCGCCGATATTAAGGGCTGGGCAGACCAGTACCGACCTCGCTCTATCGGCTATGACTCCTACGCTACTCAGTCCATCGCAGACCGTCTCAAGAATGCAGGGCAAGTCATGGAGTCGATTACAGGAGCGCAGTTTTATCAAGCCTGTACGGATCTAAAGGACGCTCTCGATAATAAGCGCCTAGTGCATAATGGGTCAGAGGTGTGGGTGCAGAACATGAATAACTGCGCAGCTAAAACAAACGACTCCTCATGGCGCATTATCAAGCGAAAGAGCGCGGGAGATATCTCAGCTGCTATCGGTACGGCGATGGTAGTCACGACACTATTAAAACCTCAACAAAGCGCGGGAATCTTTACGGAGTAGTGTATAATTAACCCCTATGGGTATCTTCTCGCGTAAGCCAGCAGTCATTGAAGCGCAATACGCGCCACAAGTCATGGGCGAGTCGCTACCCTCTATTTATAACTATATCATCCCGCGCATCTCTCGCAAAGACGCTATGAGCGTTCCCTCTGTAGCTCGTGCGCGTAACTTGATCTGCGGTACTGTTGCATCTATCCCGCTAGAGTATTACAGCAAGGCTACAGGCGAAGTTATCGCTCCACCTCGTTGGATTTCTCAACTAGCAAAAAACCAACCATCATTCGTCACTCTTACTTGGATCGTAGATAGCCTTCTCTTCTACGGCATCTCCTACCTTCGCGTTACAGAGCGCTACGCAGAAGACGGACGCCCATCGGCGTTTGAGTGGGTAGCTAATGCCCGCGTTACCTTTACTACTGACCTCGAAGGCATCATGGTCACACAGTATTACATTGACGCTGCGCCTATTGACATGAACGATATCGTTACTATTCAGGGCTTCGACGAGGGAGTATTGGAACGCGGTTCACGCACTATCCAGAGCGCCATCGACGTAGAACGCGCAGCTGCTCAGAACTCTGCTAACCCACAGCCTGCAGGTTTCCTCAAGAACTCCGGCGCAGACCTACCCGCTGCTGAGGTCTCTGGACTTCTCTCAGCTTGGAAGCGCGCCCGCCAGAACAATTCGACGGCTTACCTCACTAGCACTCTTGATTACTCACCAGTAGCGTTTAGCCCTAAAGATATGATGTATAACGAGGCGGTTCAAAACCTCTCGACACAAATCGCCCGCGCTATGAACGTGCCAGCGTATTACCTTTCAGCAGATCAGAACACCACAATGACTTACGCAAACGTACAGGACGAGCGTAAGCAATTCTTCGCGTTATCTATCGAGCCTTACATTCAAGCGATTCAGGCGCGTTTATCTATGAATGATATCTCGACCGCTGGACACGAAGTTCGCTTTGCGGTTTCAGATACTTTCCTCAAGCAAGATCCATTAGTAGAGATTCAGGTACTAGAGAAGTTACTTACTCTCGGACTTATTACAACTGAACAAGCTATGTCAATGACAGATCTAACACCTAACGGAATCGAGGGACTCTAATGGAGACTCTATACATCGAAGCATCATCTATCGAGTGCTCAGAAGAGCGTCGCGAAATCTCAGGCAAGATTGTGCCTATGGGAACAGGCGAGGTCGGTCACACTAACCTTGGTGGCGTCGTATTCGAGGCAGGTTCAATCGACGTATCTGACATCTCAAAGATTAAGCTCCTCTCACAGCACGACATGAAGAAGCCAGTTGGACGCATGACAGCGGCAGAGGTTCGCCCAGACGGTATTTATGCAACGTTCAAGTTGTCACGATCCACTGGCGGAAACGATGCACTCATTCAGGCGCAGGAGGGACTCGTAAGCGGTCTCTCAATCGGTGCAGAGGTAATCGCATCAAAGCCATCACGCGATGGTCATGTCGTAGTCTCATCGGCACGACTAAAAGAAGTTTCTCTCGTAACAGAGCCAGCGTTTAAGTCTGCTCAGGTGCTAGAGATTGCAGCAGAAGAAGTTCTTCCTGCTGAGGAAACCCAACCAGAAAGCGAGCCAATTGTGGAAGACACAACTCAGGCAGAAGCTCCAGCAGTTGAAGCAGCAGCAGTAGAAGCGGCTCGCCCAACAGTTGCAGCATCACACTATGTAAAAGAGCGCACAGCTCCAATCTCATCAGCTCAGTACCTCGAAGCTAACATTAAGGCAGCCCTTGGTGATGACGAGGCACGTCGCACAGTTCGTGCAGCCGATGACTCAACATCTACTAACACAGGTCTGACACTCCCTCAGCACCTAAACACATTCATTACTGACACATTCACAGGACGCCCAGCGTTCGAAGCAGTGACACGTCAGGCACTCACAGAGTCAGGCATGAGCTTCACAGTTCCCCGCCTCTACACCAACGCATCAAGCGCAGACGTCGCACCAACAGTTGCAGACACCAATGAAGGTTCAGCACCATCTGAGACAGGCATGACATCTGCTTACGACACAGTAACAGTTGAGAAGTTCTCAGGACTTCAGCGCGTATCATTCGAGCTCGTTGATCGCTCATCTCCTGCATTCATGGAACTCATGATGGCAGAACTCCGCAAGGCGTACGAGAAGGCAACAGACGCAGCTCTTATTGCTAAGTTCATCTCAGCAGGTACAGCAGGAGCTAACGTTGCTACAACAGCAGCGGGACTTCAGTCATTCGTATCTGTAGAAGGTGCAGCAGCTTACAAGGGTACAGGTGGAGACTTCGCTAACAAGCTCGTCGCATCTACAGACCAGTGGGCAGCTATCACAGGCTATGCAGACACAACAGGACGCCCACTCTATTCAGCTCAGGGTCCAACATACAACGCAGCAGGTAACGCGGTAGCGACATCTGTACGCGGTGGCATCCTTGGTACAGACCTCATCGTCGACCACAACATCTCAGCTTCAGGTATCGCGGATGACTCTGCGTTCCTCGTTGCACCTAACAGCGTTTACGCGTGGGAGTCACCACAGACTCAACTCCGCGTCAACGTTCTTACTTCAGGTGAGATTGAGATCAACCTTTACGGATACCTCGCACTCTACGTTGCGAAGTCAGGTAAGGGTGTACGTCGTTTCGCAGTAGCGTAACCGACAACCATTAGAACGGCTGGGGGCGAGTGCCCTTCTCGCTCCCAGCTCTTATGAAAGGATAGAGAATGAGCTTATGTACCGTAGCTGAGTTAAAGGCTGCACTTGGCGTTGGCTCACTCTATGCAGATTCTACACTTCAGGAAGTGTGCGACGCTGCGGATAACGTCCTACTCCCTTTCATATGGGCTAACTCTAATTTCAATATTGCTCACTCATCTACTGCTACTACTGGAACTCTTTACTTCGATATCGACGTTAGAGATATTTACTATGTAGGTCAGACAATTACAGTAAGTGGCAACGGCTCACACCTCAATGGATCTAAAACCATTACAGAGGTCGGAGAATCTTCAATTACTTACACCATTAACAATGGAACAGTTAAGCCTTATCACCCTGTAAACCCTTTCGGCACAGTAGCGGCAGACACTTACCTAGACCCTTCAACAGTACCGAGCATCCAGCTTGCGGCTCTTATGATTGCTGAATCTATCTGGCAGTCTCGTCAGGCTAACTCAGGAAACGGCATGGCTCCCGATGGGTCAATGGGTTCTTTCTATGCGATGTCATCACAGCTTATCTCACGCGTACGCGGTCTTATCGCGCCTTACTTAGATCCTAGAAGTATGGTTGGCTAATGACAGCTATCACTACTCTTCGTACTTCAATCGCTGAGGCTCTGGTAGATAACTCTCTGTATCAGGTGTTCTCATTCCCACCTGCTAGCCCTATCCCTAACAGCGTAATTGTTACTCCCGATGATCCATATATTACTCCGACCAATAACGACCGCACTTCTATCGCTCCTCTTGCTAATTTTAAATTATCTATCATCGTCCCTCTTCTTGATAACCAAGGAAACTTGGCAGGAATTGAAGCGGATGTAGTTCGAGTATTCCAACTTCTCGATGCATCAAGCATCGTGTTTAACGTGGGAACGGTTAGCGCACCAAGCGTTATCTCTGTTCCCTCTGGCGATTTACTTACTTGCGATATTGCAATAAGTACCCTAACGGAATGGAGCTAATCGAATGGACGATTGGACAAAGGAACAAGCCGATTTCCTAATCAAGATCGGTCAGCTTCCACCAGCAGCACCAGCACCAAAACCAACAACCAAGAAAGATGAGGAATAAGCCGTGGCAGTATTCTTAAACAATGGAGTTGTTCTTACTGTTAATGCGGTAGACCTCTCAAACCATGTAACAGCAGTTACACTTAACCGTACATTTGATGAGCTCGAAGTTACTGCGATGGGTGACTCAGGTCACAAGTTCGTTAAGGGACTTGAGGCTTCATCTATCACTATCGACTTCCTCAACGATACAGCTTCAGCAAGCGTCCTACAGACTCTTCAGGCTGCATGGGGTACAAACGTTACAGTTACAGTAAAGCAGACTTCAGCAGCTACTTCAGCTACTAACCCGCTCTACACAATGACAGCACTCGTAAACAACACGACCGACATCAACGGCGCAGTTGCAGATATCGGAATGCAATCAGCGACTTGGAACGTCTCAGGTACAATTGCAGTAACAACTTCATAATTCATAACTAACAAAGGGGCAGAACATGGCAAAGCTAAAGGTTACAAGGGCAGACGGTGCAATTCAGGAGTTTGAAATAACTCCGGT